TGTGCCCGGTCGCGTAATGGCTGGGCTTGGCGAGGCTGATGGAAGCATGGCGTCTGCTGCAAGCCGCATGATTAACTTCCAGCCTGAGCCCGGCATGTTGATCTTCACAAACTCTTGGTTGGCGCATTCGTTCACCCGACACGCCTCTAAGAAGCCCATCCAATTCGTGCATTTCAATCTTGCCGTTCAGCAAGCAGGGCCAGTTGGGTGCCCGGCTCCGGCGGCTGAGATTATTTGATGCCTAAGTATATCGTCCGGTTCAACAAGAACCGGGGCATGGAAGGCAGGGGAACGGCTGACCATGTGTGGCGCGTTTTTGAAGGCGAGAAGGAATACGTCTTTAAGAACGTCAAAATCAACGTCCCTTCGTGGGGTGAGAAGACGGGCGAAGATTGGAGCATTTGCTGCGATGGCAAGTTAACCATTGACCGAGACACTTCAACGGCAATCATCGAGGGGGATGCGCCATGAAGATATGCGTTTACGCGATCAGCAAAAACGAGGAAATGTTTGTAGAAAGGTTCTGTGCGGCGGCAAAGGACGCTGACTTGATCCTGATTGGCGATACGGGGAGTACCGATGCAACAGTTGCTAAAGCTCAAGAATGTGGTGCCGTGGTCCACGATATATTCATCTCTCCTTGGCGCTTCGATCTTGCTAGGAATGCTGTTCTGGCCCTTGTTCCTCGCGATGTTGATGTGTGTATTAGTCTTGATCTAGATGAAGAGCTTCAGCCCGGCTGGCGTGAGGAGATCGAACGTGTCTGGACAGAAGGAACAACCCGGCTCCGCTACATGTTCGACTGGGGCTGCGGTATTGCCTTTTACTATGAGAAAATCCACGCCCGACACGGCTACTTCTGGCATCATCCCTGCCACGAGTACCCGGTGCCCGACGGCAGAATTGCTGAAGTTTGGGCGCAAACGGACATGCTCCTTGCCATCCACAAGCCTGACCCGACCAAAAGTCGGGGACAGTACATGGATCTTTTGGAGCTTTCCGTAAAAGAAGACCCTCAGTGCCCGCGCAACGCCTTCTACTACGCCCGTGAACTGAGTTTCCACGCGCGTTGGCAGGAAAGCGTTGACGCCTGCCGCTCCTATCTCAATTTGCCCCGCGCAACATGGCAAAATGAGCGTTGCTATGCCTATCGCGTCATGGGCCGGTGCTACAACGAGTTGGGGAACCCTGCCGATGCTGAAAAAGCGTTCCATGCCGCAGCCGCAGAAGCGCCAAACACGCGCGAACCGTGGTGTGAATTGGCTATGCTTATGTATAGGCAGGGCCGTTGGCCGGAGAGTTTTGCCTACGCCATGCGGGCGCTTCAGATTACAAACAGGGAAATGGTCTACACGGTAGACCCAGAAGTTTGGGGCTTCCAGCCTCATGACCTTGCCAGCATAGCGGCTTGGCATTTGGGGCTGGTTCAGGTATCTATTGAGCAAGCACAGATGGCTGTGGATAAGTCGCCAAATGATGCTCGTTTACAGCAAAATCTTAAGTTTGTGAGGGGCGAACTTGAGGTGCCAGACATAGAGGCGGCTTAGGCATGGACGCGCAAAACCTTATTAACATTGTGGCTGGCATAGCCATGGGGGTCGGAGGATGGTTTGCGCGTCAATTATGGGACTCAGTTCAAGAACTTAAAAGAGATTTGCATGAGCTTGAGGTAGACCTGCCTAAAACTTACGTCATGAAAGATGATCTCGACAAGCGGATGGACCACATTGAAGACATGTTTCAGCGGATCTATGACAAGCTGGATGGGAAGGCGGACAAGTGAGCACTACCGAAGAGAAACAGGAAAAAATTGCTCTTGAGATGGCGGCGAGCGTTAGCAAGGGCGCATTGGTCGAGAAGATCACCTTTGCCGGTATTCCAATCCTATTTTCCTGCGTCGTTTATCTCATGAGCGCCCTGTCCAGCGCGAACAATGAAATTATCCAGCTTAAGTCCAAGGTGGCCGTCGTCGTCAATGCCGACAACAAGGCCATTCCCCCGCAGGGAACGACCATCGACATGGCGCAGATTAGGGAACACCTGAGCGAGCAGATAAGCAAAGTTGACCGGGAGAGCGCCCTTTCTCGCGCCGCCATGACCCTTGACAGGGAACGGTCAATGTCTGCGATTGAGAAGAGCCGCATGGATATGGTGGCTGATGCCGCACAGGCCCGCGCGGCCATTCGTTTTGATACGGCCCAGATGATCGCGGCGTTAGATAAACGCATCACTTTGCTAGAGAAGGGGAAATAGCCATGAAAATGAGCAAAGAAGGCGTTGAAGCCCTTCTCAAGAAGTTTGAGGGCTGCAAGCTTAAGGCATACCGTTGCCCAGCTAATGTATGCACAATTGGCTATGGCCACACTTCTGCGGCTGGTACTCCTACCGTCATAGATGGCATGACCATCACCCAAAAGCAGGCCGACGACATCCTGTGGCAGGATCTGGTCAAGTACGAGACCGCTGTGCAAGGGTTGGTGACGCAGGACCTGACGCAACACCAGTTTGATGTGCTGGTGGATTTTGCCTACAACGCTGGCGTTGGCGCTCTCAAATCTTCCACACTGCTGAAGAAAATCAATGCAGGCGACTTTGACGCCGTGCCAGCCGAATTGATGAAATGGACCAAGGGCGGCGGGAAAGTGCTACCCGGCCTTGTGCGTCGTCGTCAGGCAGAAAGTGCGTGGTGGGCGACATCCCCCGCCGCAACCAAAACGCCAGAACAGGCATTTGAGCATGAACAGGAACAGCGCACCGATCCAGATCCTGTACCTGTCAGAACAATGGCAGAAAGCAAACAGGGTAATGCGGCGGTTATCACGGCAGGTCTCGGAGGTTTGGGTGCCGCTAAGGAGATCGCTGCGCAGGCGCAGGATGCGTCTGACACAGCAAATCAGCTTATGGGCCTACTTAGCAACACGAACTTCCTCATTATGGTGGTCATCGTTGGCCTTGGCGGAGCGATCTGGTACTGGCGCAAAAAGAACATGGATCGTGACGGTGTTTAGCCTGCTTTTCACGCCAGTAGGGCGTTGCCTGACTATGGCGGTTGTCGCCATAATGGTCTTGTCTGGCGTTTACTTTAAGATCAGGGCCGACGCCGTGGCGGAAGTTGAGGCTGCGGCGACGGCAGACGCTTTGAGGAGGATGGGCCGTGCGGTTAATGCTGGCGATGCTGTCGATACTTCTCCTGAGCGGGTGCGCGAGTCAGACGGCCACCGTCGCGACTAACGGCGCTGTCTGCAAGGTTTGGCGGGATGTGTCTTGGTCGTCCAAGGACACGACCGCCACGATCATTGAAGTTAAGCAGAACAATGCGCGCCGTGAGGGGTGGTGCGAAGGGCAAAAATAAGTGCTATAAGAGGCGCTTACAGGAGTAACGGCCTTGACCACTGGCTTGTCCTATAGCGGAACCGTCTCGGGGACCATGAGCTATGTTCAGCAAATTGCTGAAATGGCCGTTGTTGACCAGACGGACGCCAATTATCTGGCCATTTTGCCTGCCATGATCACCTACGCCGAGAACCGGATGTATCGTGATTTGGACTTCCTGTTCACGTCCACGTCCATCACTGGCTATACAATCACCAATGGGAGCCGTCAGATCACCATCCCAGAGGGCACGATTGTCGTCAGTGAGCAGATCAACGTCATCACGCCTGCCGGGCAAATCAATCCCGACGCTGGCACTAGAAACCCTCTTTTGCCCACGACAAAAGAGTATTTGGACGCCGTTTACGGGTCTGTTTCCTATACCGGCATCCCCCAGTATTTTGTGCCCTTCAACGACAATCTCTTTCTGGTAGGGCCTTTTTCGGACGCCACCTATTTTGTGGAGATCGTTGGCACATACCGCCCGGCGAGCTTGTCCTCGACTAACACCACAACCTTTATCAGCCTCTATTTGCCCGACGTATTCATCATGGCGTCCATGATCTACATCTCGGCATACCAGCGCAACTTTGGGCGGCAGTCTGACGACCCGCAGATGGCGCAGAGCTATGAGGCCCAGTATCAGGCGCTCCTGAAGGGCGCTACGATTGAAGAGGCGAGGAAAAAGTTTGAGGCTGCGGCGTGGTCTTCGCAGGCCCCGGCACCTGTTGCTTCGCCGTCGAGGGGATAACCCATGCCCCATGCCTCGCTCAAGCTTATCCCCGGCGTTGATGTTAATCGCACTCTAGCCCTCAACGAGGCTGCGATTTCATCTGGCGATTTAATCCGGTTTGTGCCGGATCGGCAGGGCGTTGGGCTTGTTCAGAAGCTGGGCGGTTGGACTACCTATGCGGGGCCGTTTTCGTCTTACATCCGCTGCCTGTGGGCGTGGGAAGACACCAACAGTAATTCCTATCTAGCAGTTGGCGCTGAAGCTTCGCTTAGTTACATCCTTAATGGGAATGTTGTCAGCATAACGCCCCGCACATTGACCAATAATGTCGCCGTTAGCGTCAGCACTGTCTCGGGTAGCAGCGACGTTACCATTACAGATACTGGGTCCAGCATTACCCAATGGGATAATGTCTACATTCAAACGCCAATTGCCGTTGGCGGCTTGGTGCTTTTTGGCGTTTACCCAACAACCAATCCAACATTATCGGCCAACACCTACCACATTACTGCCGTTGACGCTCTTGGCGATCCTGCGCTGGCAACCTCCACTGTCACCAATGGTGGTGCAGTTGCTTCATTTAGCACGGTCAACACCAGTGCAGTTGTTACTATCACCCTGACAAATCACGGCTATTCCGTTGGCAGCACGTTTCCCATTGTCGTTTCAACGACCGTTGGCGGCATCACTCTTTATGGGAACTATACCGTTCAGACGGTAATTGACGCCAATAACTTCACGATAATTGCCGCCAATACAGCGTCTTCGACCGTCACAAATAGCCCCATGAACGGGGGATTGGCCCGCTATGTCTATTACATTGGCGTGGGCCCCCTTCCAAACGGCACGGGCTACGGCATCGGCGGCTATGGCCGAGGCGGATACGGGACGGGCAATGTAACTGTTCAAAACGGCAATACAATCTCAACGTCCGACTGGACCTTGGACAATTGGGGCGAGATTTTAATCTCATGCCCTTTGAATGGTCCTATTTATGAGTGGTCTCCTGCGGCTGGATATTCGGTTTCTGCGGTCATTAATACCGCCCCAATCGTCAATGCCGGTATCGTTGTGGCCATGCCGCAGAGGCAGATCATTGCGTGGGGATCGACGGAAACAGGCATCCAAGACCCCTTGCTGATCCGCTGGTGCGACGTTGACGATTTCACCTCATGGACGGCGACCGTCACCAATCAGGCTGGTTCCTACCGCATCCCCAAGGGCTCCAAGATCATTCAGGGCATTCAGGCCGCTCAACAGACCCTGATTTGGACGGATCTTGGCCTTTGGTCGATGCAGTATGTTGGCCTACCATTCGTCTACCAGTTCAATGAAATCGGCACTGGGTGCGGCCTGATTGGGCGCAAGGCGGCTGCTTCAATGAGCGGCGTCGTCTATTGGATGGGCCAGAGCCAATTTTACACGCTTGCAGGTAGTGGCCCGCAGCCCATTCCCTGCCCCGTGTGGGACGTGATCTTTCAGGATTTGGATAGCACCAACCTCGACAAGATCCGCATTGCCGTGAACAGCCGTTTTGGTGAGGTGGCTTGGTACTACCCGACAAAGGGCAATGGAGGCGAGATCAACGCCTACGTCAAATACAACGTCGTCTTGCAGCAGTGGGACTACGGCTCCCTTGCCCGCACGGCTTGGACCAACGAAAGCGTCCTTGGGCCGCCTATTGGGGCTGGGACGGACAAGTACATTTACCAGCACGAAACCTCGACAAATGCCGCCACCAATGGCGTTGACGACGTCCCCATGCTGTCAAACTTCCAGACCGGCTACTTTCAAATAGCCGAGGCTGAATTGAAGATGTTTGTCGATCAGGTCTGGCCCGACATGAAGTGGGGCTATTTTGGCGGCACGGCCAATGGCACGACGGTCTACCAGACGCCTACGGCGCAGGTTCAGTTGACCTTCTACGCGACTGATTATCCCGGCCAGACGCCGATTGCCTACGGCCCCTTTAACCTTACGCAATCGACGACCTTCGTTTCTCCGAGGTTTAGGGGGCGATTGGTGTCGATCAAGATCAGTAGCAGTGACGTGAACAGCTTCTGGCGCATTGGAAACATGCGCTACCGCACTCAGCCAGATGGGAAGTTCTAATGGCCGCTTCCTTAGACGACATCCTCACTACCCAGCGAAATGGCGTGATTGCCATCAATAATCTGGGGCAGAAATTGGCGCTCATTGAGGCCGATTTGCCGTGTCTTTGCACTAATTTGGCGCTGATTGTCACGCAACTTACCAATTTGGCCGGTGCTTCTTTCCCTGCAACGACAAGCGCGACGGTTGCCGCATCGACTACAACTTTGATAACAGCAGGCACTGGGCGGATTTTTGCAGTCTCCATACCCGTTCATGCGGGTTCGGCGCAGGTCTATATCTATAACTCGGCTACAACTGGCGGCATATCAGCAACTAATCTGCTTTATGCGTCTTTGCCGTCAAACGCCGCTTCTTTCACGCCCTATCAAAACGTGAACTTGGCATACACCAATGGTATAGTTTTGAAAACCGACGCAGGAATGAACTTCTGCGTTGCCTATACGGCCAATTGAGGACGCCATGCCCCTATCGCGCGGAAAATCTCAAAAGACCATCAGCCACAACATCTCTGAGATGATTGGGTCCGGTCATCCTCGCGATCAGGCCATAGCAGCGGCCCTTAGCACCGCCCGCAAGACCAAGGCGTTTGGTGGCCATACACCCGCTTTTATGCAGAAATCTGCCCAGCCCGGCGCTGAAGTGATCCACGAGGGCCCAATCCATAGCCCCGTGTCTGGCCGCACAGATCATCTGCCCATGCACGTCGCCTCTGGCTCCTACGTCATCCCCGCCGACATCATCAGCGCGATGGGCGAGGGAAACACTATGTCCGGCTTCAAGCAGATGAAGCAGATCCTGAGTGGAGCCAAGGCCATCCCCAAAGCGTCCGGTGGCCCTGTTCGCGCCGTTCCTATTGTGGCGGCGGGTGGTGAGTATGTCGTAACCCCCCATGAAGTGATGTGGGCGGGAGACGGCGATATGGATGCGGGACATGAAGTTTTTGATGGGTTTGTGACGGGGATGCGCGCCAAAACCATTAAAACTCTGAAGGGGTTACCGCCCCCGAAGAAAAACTGAGAGGGGAAAATATGAGCGACGAACTGAAAGTAAGAGTTGGAACACCGGACGACATCCATGAAGCCATGGAATTGTCCATGATGGCCTGCGCCGAAAACGGCTTCAGAAACCCAGATAAAGTCAAGCTTCTCAATGAGTTATGGCAGGCCCTTAACTTAAATTACGGCCTCATTGGCATCATCGGAAAAGAGGGTGGTCCTATGGAAGGGGCCATCCTTTTGCGTATCGGCCCAATGTGGTACAGTCATGATATGGTGTTGGAGGAAAAGGCAATTTTCATCCACCCTGATCATCGCAAGCACAGAGATGGTCGTGCGCGTAAATTGGTCGAGTTTGCCAAACAGACGGCAGATGAACTTGGTATTCCGCTTCTCATTGGAGTGCTTTCCAATGAGCGGACGGCGGGTAAGATCAGGCTATACGAGCGGCAATTAGGCAAGCCAACCGGGGCGTTTTTTCTGTATGGCGCCCAGACTGGCGAATATCCTATGACGGAGCATTAAGAGATGAGTAATCCCCTTCTCGCTTTTCGCCGGGACGACGACTTTAGCTTTGGCGGCGCGGCTAGGGGATTGCCTCCGGGCGTCCATTTAGAGTTCTATGGTGGTGGCGGCAAGGGGGGCTCTAGCACTCAGACCGTCTCCATTCCTCCCGAGGTTTTGGCGCGATACAATGCCGTCAACGCCCGTGCAGAGAATGTGGCGCAGACGCCGTTTACGCCATATTCGACCGATCCTAACGCCTTTGTGGCCGGCCTTACCTCATCTCAACAGGCTGGAATTGGCAATATTAATGCCCAACAGGGGGCCGCAAATCAGGCCGTTGGCATAGGCCAAGGTCTTCAGCAGCAAGGGATTGACACTGCCCGAACTGGCCAAGGTCAGGCCAACGCTATCAATCAAACTGCTTTGCAAGGCATTAGTCAGGCACAGCAGCAGGGAACCGCTTATAATCAGGCCGCGGGCAAGAACATTGGCAACGCTATGTCTTCGGCTGCGCCCTACATGCAGCAAATGGCTGGCCTTACGCAGGCTGGTCTTGGGCAGGGCCAGCAATACCTTGGCGGGGCTACCGATCTGACACAACAGGCCATTCAGACCGGCCAACAGTACGCCAACAAGGCGGAACCCTATTACACCGGCGCTTTGCAGGCTGGACAGCCCCTGAACCAACAGGCGCAGCGATACATGCAGGCCGGGACGCAGGCGGTAAACCCGAATGCGCTGGATTACGGTCAGTACATGAACCCGTACATGAGCGACGTGGTTCAGGCCCAGCAAGCCCTTCAGGCGCAGGAAAACGCTCAACAGCGTTCCGCCTTGCAGGGTAAGGCTATTCAGTCAGGTGCGTTTGGCGGCGACCGTGCCGGTATTGAGCAGGCCAATTTGGCTCGCCAACAGAGCCTTGCCAATCAGGCGACAATGGCCAATCTGCTTCAGTCTGGCTATGGGCAGGCTCAGGCCGCTGCACAGCAGCAGCAGGGCGTGGGTCTTGGCGCTGCTCAAGCTAATCGTGCGGCCCAGCAGGCTGCGGCCCAACAAGCTGCGGCGCTTGGTCAACAACAATACGCCCAGCAGCTTGGCGTGGGAACTGGCCTTTCGGCTCTTGGTCAGCAGCAGTATGGACAGGCCCTTGGCACTGGCTCGCAGCTCGGCACATTGGGCCAGCAGGGCTACACACAGAACCTTGGCGCTGGTGCGCAACTGGGTCAGGTCGGCCAGAACCTGTATGCACAAAATATCGGTCAGGGTCAGGCCATTCAGGGTCTTGGCAATCAACAGTTTACGCAGGGGCTTCAGGGCTCTCAGGCGGCGTCTGGCATTGGCCAGAGCATCTTTGGCAATGCCGCCCAGACCGCTGGCATTCAGCAGGCTGGCGGCATGAACACCGCCAACCTTGGCCTCCAGAACCAAGCCGCACAGATTGCCGCCGCGCAGGCTCAGATGGCCGCTGGTCAGCAGCAGCAACAGACTGAACAGGCTGGCAAGACGGCGCTCTACAACCAATTCTTGCAACAGCAGGGCTACCCCTTCCAGATCGCGCAGTTCCTTGCCAATATCGCGATGGGCACTGGCGCTCTGTCAGGCTCCACAACAAGCGCCGCCCGTACAGGGCAGCGCGGTGGTCGCATGGGCGATGGTTATGCTTCTGGCGGGCTTGTGCCTGATAGTCAGGGCGGCGCGGTTTATGAGCCGGGCCTGTACGAGCGCGGCGGCTATGCCAGTGGCGGCAAGATGGGTCCTGATTTTGCGCTTGGCAGTGATAATGATGGTAATGAGGTTTGGACTAATCTCGCTACAGGCCGAGCCGTTGACGCAATCAATGACCCTGAATTTTTGGCGTGGCGCGCAAATGGCAATGTGCCCGTGGGGAATAAAAAGACGGCACCAACAACAAGTTCTGCTGGGTTGGCTGGAACATCTAATTATGACCAAATTGTCCGTAACGCCTATGGGCAAATTGGCCGTAAGGATTTTGGCACTGCCGCCAGTAACATTGATGAGGGCGGCTACAACTATTGGATGAACCAACTGAACTCAGGAACCATCACGCCTGATCAGTTTAATGCACAATTTACGAAAGAGGGGCAGGCGTATAATGCCGCCAATCCGAAATCTGATGTAGCAAAACTGACGCAGCCAGTCATGCAATCCAATGCAGATTTTCGTAGTGTCGGCGGGCTTGATCCAGACATTGCGGACGCATTTAAAGAGGCTGTTGGCAGAGATATTGATGGGGCTTCCGCCCGCAAATATCAGGCTATGAAGGATGCTGGTTTGAGCTTGGATCAAATCACATACAACATCGCAAATTCCCAGCCAGCGAAATTGAAAGCGGGCGATGTTGACGCCCTCAAGGGCCCATCGCTTGCTTACGATGCCTCCAAGTTCTCCCAGCCAGTTGCCCCTGTTCGCAATCAGTATGGCGCGTTTTCTGCGGGTGATTTTACAGGTTTAACGCCTCAACAATCGCAGGTCATTAACGCCTATTCGGCGGTTGGTCGGACCCCCGGCAGTCGATATGCTCCTTCGCAAAATGAGTTGAACTATTGGACAGGCCAAATGTCTTCTGGCGCAATTGCGCCGGGAGAATTTGGTAATACGTTTAATCAAGCTGTTCAAAGCAATATGGCGCAAAATCCCAATGCGCCTCTTACGCAGTACATTAATAATTACATGAACCAGCCCATTGGTGGCTATGGTCAGCCGCAGGGTGGTGGTTATAGCGGTGGCCTTGGTGGTTATGGCCAGCCGCAGGGCTATGGCAATATGTCTGCCATACAGGGTGGATATGGTGGTTATGGCGGCGGGTTTGGGGGTTATGGCGGCGGCATGATGGGCGGTTACGGCCAGCCCAGCAACTACGGTATGCCTAACTTTGGCTCATCGCCGCAGTATGGCGGCGCTCCTGACTATGCCGGTGCTATGCAGTATGGTGGGATGAGTGCGCAGTATGGGATGCCGCAGGGCTATGGGATGCAGCAGCAGGGCTACGGGATGCCGCAGCAGCAACAGTATCAGCAGCAACAGTATCAGCAACAGCCGCAATACCAGCAATATCAGCCGCCTATGCAGTCCACGCCTGCCATCCCGCAGGGCGTTTTGGATCGTTATAACGCGACAAATGGTCAACAGGCCGCTCCCACCGCCACCGGCAAGGGCGCTGCACCTGCTATGGGCACTGACGGTTTGGCTGGCTCCACAACAACCGCGCAGACTACTGCCGCCCCAACGGCAACTGGCAAGGGCGCAAGTTCGCCGTCAACTGCCACCGGCAAGGGAGCGTCTGGCATGGCGGGCGGTGGCCGTGCGGGCTTTGCTGACGGTGGTCGGGCGGGGTATGCCGCTGGCGGCGGAGACCCATCCAGCATACTTCGTGGCCTTATCAGCCAGTACGATCCCGGCGATCCGCAGGGTTTGGTGGCTAGGCAAGCGGCTATGTTTGCTGGCGCTCCGGGCGCTGGCGCTGCTGGCTATGTGCCGCCCACGCAAAGCATGGCAGGCCAGCGTCAGATGCTTCAGCCGCAGGCAAGCATTCTTCCGCAACAGCAGAGCGGCATTTCGCAAGCGGCTGCGACCGGCACTAGCATCGCCAGTTTGGGTGAGGCTGGTGGTAAGCTCTATAGCAAAATGACCAGCAAGCCCGGTACGGACACGGCTGCTGACACTTTTAAAGAAGGTTTTGGCAACTTTGCTGATAAAACCAAAAACTTCTTTGGGTTTGGCGAAGCGGCAGGTGGTCGCATAGGCTACGCCTTGCAGGGCGGTATCCCTTATTCGCAAGGCGCTGACCCGAACAAAGACCCTTCGCGCGTGGGCTACATGGGGATGCTGGACTTGCAGCAGCCCATCGACCCGACGCAAGCGTTCAACGCCCAGAAGGCCGGGCAGATGCCCAGCGTTCATCAGGCGTCTAACCCGCTCGTGCAGGGCGCTCAGGCTGTGAATGCGCTCAACAGTGGGGCCAAGACCCTCAAAAGTGCTGGCGAGTTCCTTGGAATTGGCAAGACAGCCCCAGATATGGGCTCCTTGGCGAATGCGCCACTGCCAATGGCTCGCCCTGAAGGTCTTGGCGCTGCCGCCCCTGAGATGGGCTCTCTATCAAACGCGCCGCTTCCGATGGCGCGTCCCGAAGGTCTTGGGGCACTTGTGTCTGAAAGCGCCCCCGCAGCCGCTGCGCCTGCCCTTGAGGCCGGTGCTGTTCAGGCTGCCGCCTCGCCCGTCCTTGGCGAAATGATTGGCGCTGGCGCTGCCCCTGCGGTGGCTGAAGCTGCTTCACTTACAGCTCTCGGTGAGGGTGCTGCCGCCATGGGCGCGGAGATGTTTGCGGGCTTGGCGGCTGGCGCTGGCAGTGCGTTGGAATTTCTCCCGTTCCTTTTCCTGAAGACAGGCGGTCGCGTCGGCAAGGCTGGCGGCGGTTCCCTTGTGGACCCCAGCAATCCCCAAGATCAGGCGATGGCGAAATCTTTCGACAATCTGCTCCAGCGTTACGACAACAACCCGCTCCTCGCCGCTGCGGCGATGGACGTTGGCACCAAGGTCGTTGACGCCGCCATCCAGAAGGCCGAGCAGACTGGAGGCGACATCACTGACTTCCTGCCCCGCAGGACGCAGGAGTACATGTTTGCCCTGTCCAAGGCCGCTATGGGCGCGCATGACGCCATGAGCCGCCCTGCCCGTGCGGCGGGTGGGCGGACGGGGTATGCGTTGCCGGGCTTCGTGAATGACGAGCCTACTGGCCTTGCACCTGCGCCGTCTGACGCTATGACCATGGGCGATGTGGCTGGTGGGCTCTCGCCTGAGCCTACTGTGCAAGTTGCTGAACTGAAGAACCCGGACATTCTTCGCGCATTGCGTGGGTCTGAAGGGGCCAATGGCAACCCGGAAGCCAAGAACCCCAACTCAACGGCTGGTGGTTTGTACCAATACCTTGACAGCACTTGGCAAAAACAAGCTCCCCTTGCCGGTGTGGACATTAAACAATACCCCACGGCTAGGTCTGCCCCTGCGGACATCCAGCACCAAGTGGCCGACGCCAATGTCAGCAGCATCTTGGAGCAGAACAAGGGTAATGTGCAGGCCGTCCCTCATCTTTGGTATTCGGGCAACCCCGAAGGCAAACTGAGCCCCGAAGGCCTTGCGGCTAACAAAGGGTTCACGCAAGAGCAATATAATCAACGGTTCTTCAAAAAACTTGAGCCCGGTGCGCCTGAAGGCAAGCCTGTTCAAGTTGCTGGCCTCAACCCTTCCAAGACTGACGCTGGCTCGCTCAGTGACATTGGAAAGACCATTTCCGACTCCGTTCCTACCAGCAGCAGCTTCTGGGTTCCGCTGATTGCGGGCCTTGGCACCATGTTGGCCTCTGACAAGTATCGCTTCTCGCAGCGCATTGGTGAGGGCCTTGTGGGCGGTGCGGCTGCGTTTGGTAAGCAGCAAGAGTTCGGGTTGAGTAAGGAAAAACTGGCGCAGGAAGAGGCGTTGCGTAAACAAGGATTTGGGCTCCAACAGCAACAGATTGGTTTGACTGAGCGTGAAGTTGCGCTCAAGGAGGCTGAGAGCAAACGTAGGATTGAAGCAGCCAAAGCTGCCGCTGCGGCATTAAGTGGAAATGTTGCGCCGGTGCAACCTTCTGCCCCTGTTCCGACAGCCAAAACTACGGTTGCCCCTCCCTCTGTTGGCGGTGCACAGCCAAGCAATCCCAATAATGCAGCGCCAGCAATTCCTCCGGCTGGCGGTCTTGTGCCTCCTCCGGTTGAAGATAAGGATAAAACCCCAGCGGCTCCTATCCCGGCTCCTAACAGCAAATTCTGGGAAAATGTGGACCCTCAGTCCAATCCGCATAACCTATTAGCTTTGGCGGATAGGTTCGATCAAGCTGCCGTTGCGTCTGCTGAAGATCCATCATCAATGGCTGCCTATCGCGCTTCTGCTCAACAGTACCGGGCGCAAGCAAGTGCTATTCGCCTGAGCGGCATAGTCACGATGAAGGATCAGTCAACAGCCTCAATGCCCGGCTTCAATGAAGCCAAGGCAGCGCAGGCTGCTGCGCTTAAGCAAGCGGAATTGAACGTTACAACTTCGCCAGAAGCCCGCGCTGCCGAAGTTGAAAAACAACGTCTTCTTGAAGAAGAGAAACAGCGTTATGCCCCCTTCGAAGACAATGAGGGTAATCAATGGCGTCGGGCAGCGCCAAGCGACACGCCAGTTCAAATGGCTGCGGCCCCCAACACCACTGCCGCTGCTGGTGAGCCGGTGAAGGCGTCTCTTGATCCAAAGACAGCGCGAGTTAATAATGTCATCCCGGCACCTCCTGTTGGTGGTGGTATCCCACAAGCTATTCCCCCGCGCGAAGGTCTCGTTCTTGCGAAGTCGGCTGGTCTTTCGCCTGCCGCCAAAGCAAATGACCAAAAGTTTTCAGAAGAATTCCCCGGAAAATTGCATAATGCAATTGAAGGCGAAGAAGCCATGCAAACTGTGGCGCAGGCTTTCAAACTCTTTACTTCCAATGTTGTTGCCGAAAAACTTCAGGGATACGCGCTTTTGGCAAGGGCCATCGGAATGCCTGACAGTGTTGTGGAGGCTGTTGCAGGGGGCGACCCTGCGGCCATGCAGCGCGTTGATAAGGAAGCTGTACCTTCCGTTATTGGCATTCTGAAAGAAGGTGCAAGCCGGTTTGGGCAGCAAGAATTTATGGTTACGCAGAAAACTGCCGTTGCATCCAAAACGGCTGACCCCAAGGCAAATCATGCCCTTGTCGGCGAGTTGATGGGCAAGGCTCAGTGGAACAAACAATTCCTCACTGATTGGGATAAGGCCAAGGACGAGGGATGGCGTAGCCCGTCTGCGTTCTTTGCCTCATGGTCTCAG